TTTGATCAGTAGGATCAACGGTTCTTTGCATCATAGCTCCGATTAATCCACTGCATAGATTGCTGTCTATCAACCAAGGCGTAGTGCCCCAGGGCGTAGCTTGAATTTTTAGATCCACGTCTTTAGAGAGTAACCAGCGTGCGATCTGTCTAGTGTGCACGCCATATCCAGACTGAGTCAGCGCGGGCCCACGAAGAAGCACTTTTTTCTTATTGAAGTTTGTAAAAAAATTAGTTTCAAACATCTAACACCTTCAATTCCCAAAGCGCGGGCTTTGATTCAGGTTTTCCCCAAGCATCAATAAGTTTAGTCAAGCTTGCGTCCCAGTCTTTTACGACGTCATCTAAGACGTAGTCTCTATGCGCATGCTTCATTGCTTTCATTCCTATTTCTTTTCGCTTGTCTGGGCCCCACTCGTACATCTCCATGAAAGACCTGGATAAAGTTTCGTGAGATATAAAATCTTCGTAGATGTAGGGGATCATCAAGTTGCCGACCATGGATCTCACTTCAGGATCCAAACCTATTCCGTACTGCGCACCAGTCAAATGATCTTCAACTTGTCTAGTTAAGCCGCCCGTCTTTATAGAGATGACAGGCTTGCCGCACATTTTTGCCTCTAAAATAGGGAGCCCAAAGCCCTCATTAGACGACCTGTTGACAACAGTGTCAGTCATATTATAGAGCACATTCATGTCTTCAAAAGCAATTCTATCTTTTGAAAAGACGACATTTTCTTTAATTCCCAGCATGTCTATCACGCTGTGCAAATTAGTACCCTCAGGATCGAGTGGATCACAGTGCATTATAATTGAAGCTTTTTGGTGACCGTGTTTTTCTTTCATATCTTTCATGAACATTTGCCACGACTTTAATATGTCAGCTGTCATCTTTCTTCTGGCATTTCTTGAGACGTAGAGGACAGTGAAGTGGTCTAGACGCTCTTTGCCTAACAATTTTTTCTTAAAGTCTTGGATTTGTTGTACGGGTAATTCTTTAAAAAGTTCTTGTGGCACTGCGTGAGGAATATAATTTGTCTTTTCTGGAAAGTGATCTTTAATCATCTCATAAGTGGGATAGTTGATGCAGTTAATCAAATCAGTCGAGTCATACAAAACACTATTAAAGTCAGGCCACGGTGGATTATCCCAGAGGTGCCAATATGCAATCGGACAAATTTGATTGATCTCATCTGCCATCTCCCAAACCCAGATAAAAAATCTTGGGTCAGTAAATAGTAAGAGAGCATCTGGTCTTAGCTGGGCTAATGTTTTTCTAAGCAGGTTTTTGTCTCCAAATCCATCCGTTGGTTTGACAATAAAGTCTGGATTTACTACAACTGTCTCGTAGTTATCGTGCTTGACTGCACCGCCAAAACACTTGAAACTATATTTCCCTGTATTGATTAATCCATTAATTAACCAACGAGCTTGGGTTCCGACGCCCGACGTGCTCACTTATTATGAAGTTTGGACTATATCATCACCAAATTGGTGTTGGGCGCTGTCGGATCATTACCATGTCTTTCGATTTAGGTTGACCGTAGTCTCTGAACCTTCTCCAAAATTTCTTCCCAGGAGCTCGGCTGCTGATTGTCATATAGTTCTAACTTTTCAAACCTTCACGTCTACCGTTTCCAGTTGCGTTGTGGTGTTAGTTCCATGACTTTCCAGCAATTCACCCAATTTTACATCCGCTGAGCTGTAGTTGTTCACGGATGGTCTGATAGCATTAGTATTGTTTTCTTTTGCATTTTCCTCCAGCCAACGATCGAGCTTATCAATCCAAGATCCATTCTTGTATTCGCTCTCCCATATAACGTGTATTCTATGCCCTAATTCAGAAATTGTTTCTAGTCTTTTAGCGTCAAAAGCAAAGTTTTTAAGTACAGTGCTCAGTGTTTTTATACTCACACCACATGCAAGCGTCTCTGTTCTTTAGAGCGACTCCGCGCTTAACGGCAGTCAACATGTTGCTCACAACTTTAAGAGATCTCTTGACAGGGACGTCTCCCATCGAGACAGAGAACAACTCGCAGTGTTGACCGGGTTTTGCAGATTTTTTAAGAAGCACAAAACCACATCGAACGTTCTTAAACTGTACCTGTGGATTCTTTTGACACCAATAGTTCTTGTATAGAGCCAGCTGCGACTTCGTCATCTCATCTGAACGCTTTTCTCTCATCCATCCGCGCGCTGTAGTCTTCCAGTCGAGGATCCAGTAGAGTTCTTCACCTCGTTTACCCTTTGCCTTAATCACACCGTCGATGAAGCCCTTGAAAGCGTGCGGGTGGTTGTCAACTGCTTCATAGAGCTGGTGCTCTGCGTCGACGACTTTCCACTCCGGAAATGTGTCGTCTAGAAATTTAGGAACTTCTGCAAGAATTAAGGACGCGTCTGATTTTGCTTTTGCGAGAGACTCTGACGTGAAGTCTGGGTTTCCTTCATGCTTCGCCCACGCTTTTTCCATGTGTTCAAAAGCAATTTCAGACTTCATCTCTCGAGTAAGAAGATAATGCTCACACGAAGCATGGACTGCGGTGCCAAAGTCAAGAACCGGAGAAGGTTTGGACAGGTCGATCTTCTTGACGTGAGTCAAGTTGTGACGATATGAACACTCTTTCCAAAGCTTTACTTCTGAGAAAGAAACATGAGGTTTGCCTGTGGGAAGCAAGTCAAAGGATGACTTTTCTGATTGCATTGAACCATACTACAAACAGTTGGGTCAATTGTTCATTGTCTCACTTTTTGAGAAACAGCACGTCCTAACATTCGTTCCCAGTCTCTATCTTCTCTAACTTCAAGATTCTTTTCCCAAGCCGCTGAAAGAACTGTTGACTTCACACCCAACACTTTTGCCACATGTATCAACGCGTTTACGTCCTTTGGAAAGCAATTGTGGACAACTATTCCATTGCACACCCAGAATAGATCATCATGTTCTTTATCGATGGATTGCAACTCTAGATTGTGAACTGTTCCCGTATATTTTGAAATTTCAATTCTCTCAATCTTTACTGTCTTCATAGAATACCTCTTTCCTTAAGTTCTTCTTCGAACAGAAGAACTATTTTCAATTCTGGGTTAGACTCGTGTATCTTCTTCCATTTCTCTTTGCCTAGACTGAAATGATAGTGGTTCTTAATGTCGACGTACTCATTAGAGTCAGGAAGATAGAAATCAGGGTAATACGACCTCGTTTTTCCCTGTTCGTCAAGATAAGGAATTCTGCCTCTGTGCGCGATGAATGGAATTCCATTTTCGTCGAGCCACATTGCATAGGCAAGTTCCCAGGTGCCTTGAAGGTTACAAGTTGTTCCATCTTGCTTAGTGAATTTATGCCACTTGCACTTTCCAACCCTGGCACCGTCAAATTTGCCGGCGGCCCAAGCGTGTCTAACGAGATCAGATGTCATCTGTCTGAAGCTCTCATCAGTTTGAAACTTTTTAGATCTACTTACACCCATTCTAGTTGCAACTTCTCGATTCTTCATCGGATTCTTTTCACCCAGAATGTGACCTCGTTCACGGTGTGTACTTGAAACTCTCATCGCCCACTCTGGGTGGGTTTCCTTGGTCCTATATGTTTTCCCAAATGCCGGATTATTTTTGCCAGTTTGATATGAGTTGACACAGTCTCGAGAACAAAATTTCCTATTTCTATTCTTGTAAAGCACTGTAAATTTCTTTTCACACTGCTTGCAGATGAGATCGATGTTTGCCATGAAAGTAAGTATTGGCGGTCTCTGTTTTCTATGCTACAAAAAGTTCATCAGACTCTAAGATGTCCTTAGCTTGAAGAAGTACTGTTTGTCCGGCTCGACGCACTGGCAGGATGTGGCACGGTGTGCACGTAACTTTTCTTTCGAAACCATCCGCATTAACAATAAATGTGATCACTTCTCCGTCATACAATCGAGCATGAGTTTCATTCACTATCTTGACGTCTAGTTCGTTCAAAAGATGAGATGTGCTAGTGACTTTATGGCCAGGTTCAATGTTTTGAACAAGAATGCTTCCTTCGGGCTTTGAAACTACTGTGTCCCGAACGATACAGTGTCCACCAAAGCCCCTTAAGCCATCAGGTCCTGGTACAGCCCAATGGCTGTCTCCTAAGCGTTTATCATACTTTGAATATTCGACCACTTTATCATAATCAACATTTAATCCGGATTTATCTAGAGCTTCACAGATCTGCGCCATCTCATTAGCAAAAGCAACTTTAACTGACAAGAAGTTGTTCGTTAAATACTTAATC